TTTCCTGATTCTCATCAGAAATATCTGCAGGTTCAGTTTTGTTCAGCAAACCCTTTGCATTCAACAGTTCAGTATAAAACTGAGTGTAGTGCAGTTTGCCTTCCACCTCATAACCACATGCCCGAACAATGTCAGACATCTTGGCGGGCGGTTCTTGTGCCTGCATCTCATCCACTTTGGAAACGAGTTCGGTGCCTTTGAGCATGGGGTGATCCCTCAAGAACAAATGTAATGTAGCAGGGTTTGGGGGACATGTCAACCCCCCTGGTCCAGTTAGTTGAGTGTCACACCATCACCAGTTTGGGTGCCTTCTCCACCTTAAAGGTAAACAAAGGTCCACACACGATGGACATACCCTCCGTGCCAAACTCTTCGACCACTTCCCAGGTCTCATGCTCAGATTTGATGATCACAGCACCCTCCATTTCTGGGTCTTCCTTGTGGGCATTAAACATACCCACAGCATACCCAATAGTGCTGGCAAAGGATTTCTCATTAAAGAAACCATCCTTGCTCTGACCAAAACCAATCACACGGTAAACGGTTTGCATGAGGTGTCTCAGGAACAAATGTAATGTAGCAGGGCACCTGGGATTAATCAAGTGCCCTTGTGCCAGTTCTCAAACTGCCAGAGCAGCAGCAGGAATTTCTACCAGTTCGGGTGCTTTGTCGTCCTCAAACTGGTGGCGATCATAGCACACCCATTCACCTTCCAGAGTATAAAGGTAGGCATACTCTTCACCTTCTGAGAGATACTCTTCCAGAGAAGCATCAAGGTAAGGAGGACAATCCTCACCACGCTGTGAGTAGTATTCAGGACCATACTCACCCACAGGAAGTTTAGTTTCCCAGCAAGCATCAGACCAGCAGGAAGACATATCACCACCGTCAATTAGTTCGGCAGCAAGTTCTTTGCTGTTATAATGAGTGCGAAGAATACGACCCAACCACTCAGGATATCCATCCCAGTGATGATACGCCGAAAGCACAGATTGATCAGCAAGTTGAATACCAATGCGTGAGCGAGTTGCCATGGGGTGGTGTGGTGTTGAACGAATGTAATTTAACCCCCCAGCACCAGCAGTGCAAGGGGGTGTGTGTCAGTTTCAAACCTGGCACATGGCACTCAGGCGGTTGCGGATATCAAACAACTCCATTTGATCCATATCTACACTCTCAAGATCTACAGGAGCAAACTCCTCAAGATTAATATTTCCGTTAGCATAAATCGGAGCATAATATAACTCATTCCCGTCTTCTTGGGAAAGAGTATACACACAACCGTGATCAGCAACAGTGAGGAAAATCATGGGGCGTTTGTGTTGAACAGAACCAACATAACCCCTCCACCACCGCCCTGGGGAAGTACTGGACCAGTTCGCAAAGTGGCACAACCCCACACCAATTGGCACGGTGCTGTGGTATCTTATAAGGACAATCAGATGAGGGGAAGGGTATCCCTGTGGACGACAATACATCGCCACTTCCCCTGCCATAAAATATTCATATAACACTAACGTTATAGCATGATACTATACTATAACGCTTGTGCCGCTTATGAGACTGTCACATAATCAGAATGGATCTAGATCTTTGATGCTAGCATGTACATTCTCGTCCCCCTGTAGATCAAGAACCTCACGCCAATTGATATCCTCTAGATCTAGATCATCATAGCACTCAACGTATAGAGTGACACTTACCTTGCGTTTCTGTGCGATCATGTGTATCTCGTGCGATGTTTGAGTATTCTATCATGCATAATGGCGATATGCAAGACTCTCGTAGTCTTGCCCATCTCGTGCATAATCGTCGTCCTCATGCAGATCTCGCGTGTTCTCGTAGTACGAATCCTCATCGATACTGCAATCATTCCCGTAATAATCGCTCTCGTAATCGTCGTACATAACTCGTAGTGATGGTTGAACGTGTGTATATTGTAACACGATCTCGTAGAGAACGCAAGCCCATAATGCTCGCCCAGATCTCGTACAAGATAATGATACTGTTATATATGCATATAATGATACAAATGTTAAGATATGCTTATATTATGAGATCTCGTAATGCGATCTCGTGCGGATCTCGTAGTCTTATGAGTATTGTGAGTCTCGTGCGGATCTCGTAGCTCCTTATGGGGGGTTTTCTGACCTGGGCGGGGGTAAAACTTGACAAATTGCGCGTCTTATGGTATGCAAGCTAAACTCACAAGACTCAGAGGCATTTAGAGGCATTTAGAGGCATTTATAAAGACTCACAAGACTCAGAGGCATTTAGAGGCATTTATAAAGACTCAGAGGCATTTAGAGGCATTTAGAGGCATTTATAAAGACTCAGAGGCATTTATAAGATATTAAAGGCATTTATACAAAAGAAATAAGAATTTTTACCAATAATACTCTAAAAGTATCGCCAGTAACAAAAACCTTAAAATATCATACACCATAAAATATATTCATAATACCATGAAATACATATAATTACAACACTATACAATACACCATGAAAAGAGGAATTATCTACCTTATTCTCAACAAACAGAATGAACACAAGTACATAGGAAATACCACACTTGCAATGAACAAGGAATGGGTACAACACATAGAGAAATCTAAAAGAATGTCCTCTGAACCATTACATAAAGCATTCAGAGAGTATGGTATACACAATTTTATGATTAAAGAACTGGATGAATGTGATGAATCTGAATTTGAATCAAAAACAAACTATTGGATAGAAAAATATAAACCAGAATATAACATAATTAAACAAGTAATACAACCAGTTGAAATTAAAGAAATAAAAAAAGAAGAAAAGAAACCACGTTCATACAAAGCGGCACCACACCTTATTCAATGGAATGAAGAGAATCGTGGAAATGGTAAACACTTTGGATTTAAGATACGTGGTAAAAATCTAGAAACTGGACTATGCACTGACTATGAAAGTGCAAGAGTTGCAGCAGAACAAGTTACTGGTAAAGCAATTAACAATTCAAACATTATACTTGCAGCACGTACAGGTAGAACTGCATATGGACATAAATGGAAAATTATAGAAGAAAAAGATCAGAAAAGAGCAGTATTTTCAGTTAATAAAAAAACCGAACAGATTGAAGTTCGGTATGAGAGTATAAATGCCGCACTAAGAGCATTTGAAACAACAGATAAACAAGGGATTCTTAGGAGTTTAAAGAATCCTGGAAAATATACATGGAAAGGATCTTGGTGGTTTTACGTTCGTAACTAACCTTGTTGCTTTCTTAGAATTTGAAGAGCACGTAATTTTTCACCAGGATTTCTAAGATCAAGAGGAGTATTTGTTTTCGGCGGAACTAATTGTGCCTGTTTGGTTTGTTTTGGAAGATACTTGTCTCTGAAGTCGGCAGGTGGTGGTGTAGTATTTGTTGGTTGTGGTTTTGGTTTGTAGACTTCATAAGGAGATGCACCGTCACCTTTGGATTCACCGACTGGTTCTCTTGCTGGTGTAGTGCCTAAAGGAGATTTTCTGAGCATTCTTTCTCTTGCATTATATTGTGTTCTTGCCATTTTATCCATACCAAGAGTTGGTGAACGATCTGGGATTGTCCAACGGTTTGGTCCGCGTTCTAGATCTGGTTTTCCTTTACGATCAAATCTTGGATCAAATCCACCTCTGGCAGAGAGATCACGATAACTTTCCTGAAACTCTTGAAACGTCTTCATGGTTTTTTTGCTTTTATTTTTATTTATTCTTTACCACTTATTCATTGGACATTTGGCAGCACGGAATTCAACCTTCTTTTCCATAAAACAACCACATTTTTTACATCTGGCTTGTGGTTGAAAGAAATATTCACAGACTTCACAAATATTATAACGTCTTTGTTTTTCAAAATTGTCTACAAGAAGATCATTTCCCTTAATGGTATCTTGAATAATATCAAAGACTGTTTTTGAGAAATTAATTCCTTGTTGAGAAATAGACGGCATTTCATTGGAACACGAATCGCATGATTCTGTATGATTTGAACTCATAAGGAAAACAATGGTACAACTTCAATATCTATACAACCATTTTCTTTCATTCGGTTTTCCCACATTATGGCGTCTTCAATATTATAGAAAGTTGCGACCTGTTTGGAAACTTTCTTTTTTTTGTTCTTGGTGTAGATAACTTGGTACTTCATGGGGAATTTCAATGAGAACTTCAATTGTTGTTTCATCATTCCAGTGACGTATCACACCAGCAATAATGAAACAGTTGGTAATCAAATAAGTTGCAAAGATCACAGTTCGGATCAGTGCAACTCTATCAGACTCTTTATCACATTTGGATGCTTTCTCTCCCAATGCTTTCGCCCACCATCTCCATGGGTTCTTAGGTTTCATAAACTGTTTCTCTTGATTTGATATATTCTAATTCATTCCACTGATTTGAATAGCAAAGAACAAGTAATCTTTCGTTTGCATGAAGACAACATGCCTCATAGTTTTCACAATCTTTAGGGCGTACTGATCGTTCAATTGTGATGTAGTCCTTACATTTGAAATACACCCAACCTTCTACGCCCTTACCATCATTCCACTTTACATAATCATTGACTTGTGGATTGTAGATCATGGTTCATGTAATGAAAATATCAATAATACGGGAATTCTCTTCATTAGCAAGTGCAAACTTGTGTGCATTCACCACACGTTCCATAATACGATCTGTGTAACTATCATCAAAGTCATCAGAGTTTGAAAGAATTTCAAATGCTTCGGCATCGGACTCTGCAATCAAACTTACCGTGCCACCATATTCGGAAGAAGGAAAAGGAACCCAGTAGGTTACGATGTAAAGATACTTCATTTGTTGTTTTAAATTACTCCTTAATTGTAGTTGAATGTTTGAAATTTGTCAATTGGCGGTCAAGTTCACATTTCATACTGATCAAATGTGAATACAAAAAAGATTGATACTCATTACCATTCAGAAGAGAGGTAAGATTATCAATCTGTTGAAGTGCTAGAATTAGTTTAGTCTTTTGGTTCATAATTAATCGGTTCTTCCCAATTTGGATTGTTTGCATTCAAAATGTAATTGATTACAATACCACCAATCATAGAACCTGCAAACGCAAATAGAAACGTAATCATACAAACTCCGCAAGATAATAATCAACAGTCACTTCCAGTTCTGCCGCTTTTCTTTCAAGTTCGCTTTCAATAATCATTTTAGATTCTTGTTTACGCAGTTCATATTGCAAATATTCTTGTTTGGCATTATGATACATTTCCTGAACTTCTGCATGTTTGCTGAAATCCATGAATGCTTTGATAAATTGTTTGATGTCGTCTTTGTTCATTTTGCGTATCGGCAATTTGGATTAGATTGAGAAAGTTCGGCACAGACTTTATCATATGCCTCAAACATTTTTTTATCACGACTTGCCATCAGACCATTGTACATGAGAATGGCAATCACAAAAAAGAACCAGTAGGGAGTTTTCATCAGCAAGCACCTGCCATGGGATTTCCAAGTTGAGGAAGATTAGAGTTGTCGCCAGTTTGAGCATAACCGTATGCCATGCGCTCACGAATATCCAAAAGCATTTCTACTTTATTGAGAAACTTCTTAGATACTTGACCATGAGGAGCAAAGGTTACGGCACGGAGAACCCAGGTTTCAGAAATATCACCAAAGGGAGTCTTCACGGGATAAAAGTCAACAATCATGTTGCCGTCCTTGCTGGTCAGTTGCGGCATCTGCATGGGGCGTTCCCTTGATTACCTTGTAATTATAGATCAGAACGAGGGCACCACGTCGTACCGTAGTCCAGTTTGCGATCTGTCCATCTGTTCCCAGAGAGAATACAGTTTGTTATACAGTGCCGATGCACTTCCATACTCTCTGGAGAGGCGAAGTTCATCAACATTTTCTAGATTTTGAATTGCAGAAAGGAGAATACCCATCTCATGCACATTTAGATTTACAGATATTTCAGTCATTTTTAATCCCAACTAACATTTTGTACTAGAAAACCAGGCATCACATAAGTCCAAGCACCAAATTCTTGATTTCCACCAACTTTATACTCCCATTTATATTCAAACTTATTATGACTATCCCAGGTCATATATCCTTTCTCTTTATCAAAGCGACCTTTAATAGTCAGGGAATGTTTGTTAGAGAAAATATTACGAGTGCGAAGTGCTCCACCTTCCTCACGGGTTTCAATCACCACACAGACATCAGGATAAGTTTGAATACCCGATTCTAACACACAAGGAGTTTCATAACGAAAAGGACGATACTCTTTCTTTTGTACTGTGGTTTGGTCCTGAGCAAAGGCAGGAGAAGAGAACAGAAGGAAAAGAATAGGAAGAAACTTTTTCATTTGAGGTGTTTGATCAGTTCAGTAAAGTTTGCCTTACCGTATAATAATATACCAATTATCACAGCAATGTCAAGTAGAAAAAATACAACAAGGGTAAGTATAACATAGAGTTTATCCTTGTTCACCCCACAACTCTCCAACATACAACAGCATTACCCTTGCTTGTGGATTCAATATGAGCGAATGCGGCATAAGAAAGATCTAGGTCTGCGTGTGAATATGGACCACGATCATTGACTCTCACAATCACTTGTTTGAGGTTGTCTTGGTTTGTGACTCTAATTTTACTTCCCATAGGTAAGTAAGGATGAGCAGCAGTCCAACGATAAGCATCAAATCTTTCGCCATTTGCGGTTTTTTGACCATGAAAACCATCGCCTACACCATAAAATGTTGCGATTCCACAGGTAAGTCCAACAATCAGTCCAATCATTAACTCAATTCAATACGATCAAATACTAGCATACCAATCTCAAAAAGTAAATCATCATCCATATCACCCATTACACTACGAATACCCTCAATCACAGCACCGTGCATGTATTCTGAATATTCAGGATCCTCATAAATGTAGTTGATCACTGCAAGTTTGAGTGCATCGGCAATCTTGGAAACAGAAGTGTTGGAGAGTTTCATGATCAATTTTCGGGATAGAGTTTCCAACCATCAGGGCGAATGCCCATTTCTTCACAACGCACTTCATAAGCAATACGTTGCAGCAAGCGCAGATCCATTTGCTCTACTCTTTTCGTGATCGTGCGTCGGAGTTGTGCGTCCTGCGTGGTGTCAGTAATCATGATCAGTTGTTACCTTCGGTAAGTTCGTTCAAAAAGCAATTTGAAAACACATAATCATCCCAAGAAATATTACCGTGACAATCTTCAGAGTAGAAGTTTTCAAGAAGTTCTTGTTGATTTTCATTATCCATAGCGTGAAACAATTTGTTTGCTTCAACCATTTTTTCGATGTTTGCAATCATTTGCTGGCGTGTGGTCATGAGCGTTTGTTGATTACCTTGTAATTATACTGCCTGCAGCAGGCGGTTGGGGAAGAACTGTACCACTTGTGGGACTGGCACACCCCGTGTTTCCAGCAGGTACTCCAGATATAGTGTTTCTTCTTGCTCCCGTGCCTCTATTTCATGTGGTTGAAACCAATACTCATACTTTTCAACTGGTTCTTTAGAATAACACAATTTTCCATAACGAAACCGCAGCGAACCCACTACCCACTGCCGCAGGTGCGTCAGTTCATGCAAAAGAGTTTGTATGTACAACTCCTCATCCATGTAAGTATCAAGTTCAATCAGAAACTCACGAGGGCGATAAGCATATCCAACCATGTCACAGTAACCATTTACACCTTCACGCTTCAAACCACGATGAAGGATCTCTACTACAATCTTATGGCGTGGAAAGAACTTGTCTAAAAACCAAACGGAAACGTCCTCACAGAGGCGTTTAGAATAACCGTATCCATGATGCGTAATGTAAGACATGAACCCCAATGCAAGAACCAAATAAATGAAGAGATGAAGATCAGTTTGTGAGTTGATGTCATATTCATTTTGCGTATAAATATTGCCCGCTCCAATCGGCATTCTCAAGCAACCATTCACGCTCTTCAATCAAGCGCAGATCATAGCGAACACCCTTGGCAGGTGCTTTCCAACTGGCGCTTTTGTAAATTTGTCCTGTTTTCTTGTCGATAAAGCAATGAACGCTTCTGCTACCATTCGCATTCATAATGATCTTATGATACTTGCGACCCGTTTCAGGGTAGAAATCATAATCACAAGTGCCTTGCTTCAGTTTATCAATTTGTTTCTGATGATACTCATGAGTATCAGCATCATCAACAAATTTCTGATGACTACGAATAGAATAATCAATGAAGTTCTGGCGCAGCGCCTCACAAAGGGCATAGGTGTGCCCTAGAACGGCAGTTGCGATGTCTTTCCGTGCCTCAGCAGCGGCAGCGTAATCAGCAAAGGTTGTGGTGCTCATGGGGTTGGTTCCCTTGTGTATGAAAGTATTATAGGGCATCCAGATCGCTCCAGATGCCCCTATGTACCAGTTTTTTATCTGTCCATGAAAGATAGAATGCTGTTACTTTGACTGTTAATTCTTTCTTCGGTCAATTTAAAGTAATCGGCATTCATTTCAATACCAATAAAGTTTCTACCACATTGTTTAGCAGCAACACCAATTGCACCGCTTCCCATACAAGGATCTAAGACAGTATCACCTACGTTAGAACTTGCTTCAATCAATCTTTCCATTAACTTGACTGGTTTTGGTGTTGGATGATCCTTGTATCTTTCAGTTGGAGAACGCCACACTGCAGACTTACAATGCTCATTAAATGTTGCACCAGACTTTTTGGCAAACACACAATTCTCTATACTTGAAAGCCAGATATATTGACCATTCATAGGAGAAGGATTAGTTTTCTCCCATATACAGTGTCTCACAGATAAACCGTACTCTATCAATCTGTTGCGAATATGTGAGACTTGAACTGATCCACAGAAAATATAAATGCTCCCAGAAGTTACTCTTACAACTTCATCAATAAACTCATCAAGTGGAAATGTGATAATATCTGCGTGACTTTTATCCAGATTTCTTAATCCACCACTCTTACGATTCACCTCATCATAAGGTATATCTGTGAGAGTAAGGGAAATACTCCCATCTGCAAGAGACGGGAGTACATTCATACAGTCTTCGTTATAAAGTTTTACATGACTCATAGTTGAATATAATTGTGCTTGGACATACTTTAGTTAGGCGATTCCAATCAATCACATAACTGATAGTGTCCCAACCTTTATTTTTTGCAATCTTACGACGACGATCATCAAGAGGGAAACGATTCTTTTCAAATCCCTTCTTTAATTCTTCACGCATTACAAGAGTTGCTTTTTTATGGTAGGGAAGAATATAAAGTATAGCATCATTGATCTTGTGTTTGCAAATTGCCCATCCCTGAACAATTGGTTTTTTAGAATTGAACCGAATAAAATCTTGACTTACAGTTTCTGCTAAAAAGTCATCCCATACTGCATTAGGATCACGAAACTTATAATCAATCGTAAATCCTTCTTTTACAATGTTTCCAGATTTAATGGAGATTAAGTTAAACGTAGCATCAACACCTGCTTTGTTTTTGAATTGAGATAAACTGTCAGTTCCATAGTTATCTTCAAAAGTATTAAAGTCAATTCTCAGTCCAAGTTTTTCAAACTCAAGATTCAATTGATTAATAACCGAAAGGTGTTCTCCGTTTTCAATAATTCTCTTTTCTTTAGAAAGAGATTGATGAAAATCATGAACTTTGTGATTCTTGAGAAAAGGACGTTGTACTGTGTAGGTCATTTGTTCATCTGAAGTGTAGGAACGGGCATTCCACCTTCGGTGGGTACATAAATGGTCACGTTTCCATTCTTACTACCATCTTCCAGACCAGTGATATACAGATACTGAAGATACTCACGATTGTCTTTCAGTGAATCACCAATGATTTGGTTTGCTTTGGCAACACCAGTAGCACGGATGATTTCAGCATCAGCAAGTTGTTGAGCACTATCTTTCTTTGCTTGTGCTTCAAGAACTGCTACCTGGCGAGTGTATTCTGCTTTCTGTAATTCTGCCTTACCAGCAAGAGATTGTTGCCACACATTGTATTGTGGACCACCAATGAAGACTAGACCAGCAAATACACCCACACCAAGAACAACAAGTGCTACAGTGGGATCAATAAATCCATTTTGATTTTTCATTTAGAAGATACTCCAGTATTTTTGAAAATAAGATTAGCAAGAAAGACCATAGCAAAAGTTTGCCAGATCGTAAAATTAACACCAAACCAAGATAGAATCACTCCAAGTAACCATGCTTCAAAAAGAAGTCCAGCAACAACAAGAACAATTACACCAAAAGCAAAACCAAGAGCAGTAGAAGTTTTCATAAATCAGAATTAAAGAGATTCAACTTGTGAAAGAAGATTATCAATATCCTCCACGGATTGATGACCAATTACATCATCCGTGATGGGAGTATCATGGCAGATTTCCCAGTCCTCTTCAAGTCCTTTGAGAATTGCCACCTCATACAGTCCTTCTTCATAACCATAAGAACCAGGAAACTGTACTACACTCACACCATATCCATTCGGAAAAAAGTGTCGTGCCGCAATACCATCTGGCATATTGCCGTGTGGATGAAAGTTAAGATCAGTGAAGTTCATAATCAATTACCAAAACGTGTTTTCCAAAGATCATAAGAACGATTCCGCATTTCCTCAAGCATCTCATATCGTTGACGAATTTCAGAATCTTTCGGAACATCATAAATGCAAGGAATTGCAAGATACATTCCATCTGATGCGTGGCACAAAATAGAGTTCAGAAGATCGTGTTCTTCGTAAGTAAACTCCATTGTGACAGGTTGCTGATCACAATAGTTTTCTTTGGTGAGTTCCACAAGTGGTTTTCTTGAGTACCTTGTCAGTATAGGGCATCTACCAGGGCATTTGAGGTTTGTTGTGCCACCCCATCAACTGCCACAGCACCTTCTATGCGATCTTTTGCAATCTTATAGTATTCTTCATCCATTTCAATACCAATAAAATCACGACCAGATTGAACTGCCGCAACACCAGTTGTTCCACTACCCATAGTGTTATCTAATACAACATCACCAGAATTTGTGTATGTTTTAATCAAATACTCTATAAGGTCTACAGGTTTTTGTGTTGGATGTAAACCTTTTTCTTGTTTAAATTTCAGAACTGTTTTAGGGTATCTAGAACCCTCTGGATTGTGGCGATGTTTTGATTGAGCACTACCATATACTTCACCAATTTTACTAACATTTGATGAAAACCCACTATAGGGAGTGGAATACCACATTTGAGGATTGTAAGTACACTTCTTACGGTAGAACACCAAGATATTTTCATGAGATTTCAAAGGCATAACCTTTGAATTCATAGGATTTGTTCCTTGTGGTTTTTCCCAAATCCATTCATAACGAAAATTATCAATATTTGATGCTGCAAGAATGGTAGTAAAAGGTTGGGCGGCAGTGAATACCATTGCGCCATTCTCTTTACAAATTCTATTATATTGCTCCCACAATTTATCAAGGGGAATAATAGAATCCCATTTACAGGCAGTTGTACCATATGGTAAATCTACCAACACCATGTCTACAGAATTATCTGCAAGTGTTGGTAAAATATCTAAACAATCACCCAATAGTAATTTCATAAAATTCTTCGTAGTAATCAAGTTTCATTTCAGTCCAGAGTTGATCAGAGTTAGATCTGATAATTTTAGCATCAAATGCTTCGGAAGAACATTTCCATCCATTAAGTTGACCAATATTTGTCCGTTGTCCGTATGTTTCTTCCCATTCTTGTTCGTGATAGTTTAAAGTATCTGAATTAATTACAACGAAATAATATCTTTTAGATCCTTTCTTCCATTCATCTTTATCTGTTGCAAGACAAAGAATATAATCTTCTTTTTTATCACTCAAAAATTCAAGTTTTTCATTTAATGTTTTATACTTTGTCAGACGTGATCCACTAAAAGAAATAATATTTTTATCAATTGATCCACCTTTATTACTAATTCTTATTCCATTGCCCATAGTTTGATCAACACCAGACTTATGATTAAAATCTGGTTTCCAATCACTACCTAACCCAGATTCTTTTAGAGAACGTGCAAGAATTTCCTCCCAATATTCTGCCTTACATTGACCACTATAAAGTTCGTGGTGTTTTGTAATATAGTGTTTGATAAATGGAACTACTGGTTCAAACATGGTTCAAATGTATATGTAAACATTATAAAGGGTCTCCCAGAAAATTGGAAGACCCTATGTTCCAGTTTAGTAACTGGACTCAATCATCATAAACTCTACATTCAAGTGCATCAGGATGGGAATCACAATATAATTCTAATGAAGTTGGATCATGTGTGTCTTCTGGGTGGTGTTCCTTATAAGATTGAAGTGCTTGAAGTTCTTCCTCTGTATGCCTTCTTGCTTGAGGAGATGTTTGAGGATCATCCAGAATTTGCATATCTTTCTGAATGTGTTGGTCGATGTTGTCCATAGTTTTGTATCGTTATGATAATATTTATTTTTTATTCACTTAATGCTGCTCCACGCCAGTTTTTTGGTGGCGGAGGATCACATTTACCCTCAAGTGAACGAACTAATAATTCAGTGAACAATTCCATTTTTTCAGGATGAACTGATGCTGGATTGTCATTTATTGCGTTTTTTAATGCAACAAGTTCTTCCCATTCTTCTTGAGTGAGTTGTTCGGTGCCAGACTTGGAAAGTGTCATAGAATTTTTGTGATGTGACCCACATGTTAGCATATCAATATATGATTATCTATAAACTTAATGTTTTCTTTGGGATCATGTTACATTAGTTTACAATTAGTCTTTGTTGAAGAAAGGACCAAAGAACCCAGAGTCACCAGATTTTCTTCCTTCCAGTTTATCCAACAGACTATCAGTTGTTTGTAGAGATTCAATACGACTAATAAGATCTGCGATCACACTACAAACCATTGGACGTTCTTGTCTTGCTGCATACGCAAGTGCATTTCGTAACGATGCTTCTGCTTCTTTCAGACTAGTTTCAACAGATTCACTTAATGCCATTTAATCTATCCTCACATTTAGTATAAAAAGTTCCATTCACATAACAGGATTTACCTCCTTCATAATATCTTACCACAGGTGGTTGATGGTTTTGATATTCTATCACATTTTTTACGTGGCATAATATATTATAACCACATATAAGAGTTTCAATCATTCCTTGATCCAGAAACCATCATCGGTCATAGACCATCCTTCAGCAATCATTTCATCATATGTTTTTGTTTTTGACAACTGATTTCCATCGACCCAAGAAGGATATTTGTTCACTTTTTTGAGCATATAAGATCCATCACCTTGATCAATCCATTCAACTGCATCTCCTTCTTTAATATTTGCTGCTTCTAGCAAATCATCTGGAAATTGAACATAATATTCTCCACTTAGACCATCTGCTTCAACAGGAATAACCCACTTTTTTGCTTTGTCCTGTTTAGCATCAAGTTCAGCACGTTTGTTATAATATTCTGCCTCACGAAGATTATACTCACGACACTTATTTTTTTCTTCGTCTGATACTGCTTTGTCGCACATCGCATTCAGTTCTGCATCAGTGTATTGAACACTACTCACAGATGAACCTTTATACTCTTCTGGATAATAAATCTCTTCCCAGAAGGAAGACCAAGACTTTTTACATTCTGGTGATGGATCTTCCTTATCGCACACAAGATTTTCTTTCTTCTCAAGATATTCATCATATGCTGGGATATGTCCTTTACCATTACCATTTAATAGTGCAAGGAGTTCATAACAACGAGAAGTCTGATTTTTGTAGCAATAATAGTTTTCTTCAACTACTTTGCGAATACAGTCATAAATTTCTTGTGGGGATGCTTCTGCAGAATTTAGAGCATCTTCAACCCATTTTTCAAGATTTTCAAGAGAATACTTCTTGTAGTCAAAGTCAGAGGTCATTGAGTTTACTTTGAATTGCTTGCTGTACTATAACCTGGATTTCCTTGGAAGTCAACCCATTCAACCATTTCCAATCTGGGTCTTGTGGGTCCCAATCCATTGTAAAAGACCCATCTTCATTTTGTGTTATCTTCAGAGAATCATTCTCTGGGTTTAGGTTTGGAGCATTCATTGCAATAATAACTAAATCCTTCTCTAAAATACTTTACTTTTTGAAAGTTATCTTCATTAAGTGGTTTTATTGTACCACACTTATCACAAATCCTTGTCTTTTTTGATTGATTTTCGGATTCGTTTGAGTTCTTTAAGTTCAGTTTTAATATTTTTGTAAGCAGTGTCAGCATCTAATTTTCCTCCCATCTCAAGGGCGATGATAATATCTACTCTAGTACCAAAATGTGCAAGTGCCTTTTCAAAATTATCTAGATCATACATCGTAATCAATCCTACAACGCTCTGCAAGAATATCTATACGACGATCAACGGCATCAACAGAATTCATAATTTGATAAAGTGTATTAGTAGTTTCTATGTTTTCTTCTTCAAGAACTCTAACTCTTTGCTCTAATTCAGCAAGTCTCTGATAAATTTCATCAATACAAATATAGTCTATTTCTGTACCCCATTTTTTACTGAACCAATTTGTTCCAATCATAAAACACCAACCTCTTTCAAATAATTTCTGTATCTCATATAACGATTAAGATTTGGTTGACCCTGAACGTTTAGTTGATGGCAGATCTCACAGTAGCACAACCACTCATACCAAGGTGTAGTAGGATCTAAAACATGGTATGGATAATCAGAGTTTTCCACCTACTTGCCCTTCATAAATTTTGGATTCAGGGAAACCTTCCTGCCGTCCTTTAAGTACATAACGGGTTGCTGATATACACTGCTCTTCAGTGAGAGACGTGACCAATCCATTTCCGTCAAGATCGGTTGAGTCCCAGAGTCCATATTTCTTTTGGATGACGTAAAAACAATCATCAATTAGTTTCTTTTCCATTTTTTATATCAGGATGGGGAGCATAAAGTGGACCTTGATAGTCACCAGCGTGGATTTTTTTAAGTCTTTCCTCAACCTCAGGATTTTCATCCCACTCCCATTCATTTCCATTTTTATCAGTAAAGGTACGAAGTGTCATTTAATGTCCTCTTTAAAAACAATAGTGTAATCTTTTTTCTTCAGTTTAGAACGTTCTATGTATTTTTTAGCATGTGCTTCACACTGGAAGTAACATGTCTTTTTATCTTTTAGATCTTTACCGTCTTTGTGAACAATTTTAACGGGAAATCCAAAATGCGGAAACTCTTCTTTAACTGGTTTAATCATGTTGGTTGCTCTACTCGTTGAGTATACACGGTATCAAACAATTCGTCAAGTATCTCACCACACTCATGATACTCTTTACTATCAAGGATGGTTTTCTCAAACTGATAACGTCGTACAGCAGTGAAAATAAGTTTATACTGTTCAGGTGTAAAGTTCATTAGTCGTAAAGGTTTTGCTCTTGTTGTAATCTTTCTAAATGATGGTAAATCGTAGCATTTGAGTATTCAAATTCTTCAAAACGCTGTGGATTATTATCTCTCATTTTTGATAGCATATTGATCCAATCGTAGCGTTTATCTACAACCCAACCATAATGTTGTTCATCATAGAAGTAATCATACTTCGTCATCATCCTTTAATTCCTCATTAAGGTCAATTTCAACTCCATCAGTAAGTTCTTTTATTCTATCAAAGAAATCTTCGTCAAGTGGAATGAGTTTTTCTTTACCTGTTTCAATATCATCAACTATTTGCATCAGATATTCAAGAAACTCTTTAGGATAAACATCATCCTCATTCAAAGATGCCCAGAACCATTCAATACATTCTGTTTCTGGGTCATCTTCCTTAAGTAGTGCATAACCATCATAGTCTGATGTCATCAGATTTGCCCAGATGCGGAATGTCATTCGCATACTCTGCCATCCTGTCATCCAGCAGTGCCCAATCCAATACTGCCACCAGTTCATCTTGGTTTTATTTGGATGTGTTCCTTTAAGTGGTGTACTAAACATAACGTGGTTTCTCCGTATCAAATTGATAAAATTTCACATCCTTCATGTTCAAACACATGAGTATTGTATCATGTTCCCTCTGTTCACGGGGTGTGCCGCGATACATATAACGCCTTTGGTAGGCACAACACCAAATGTTATGAAAGATTTTAGATTTATCTGTCACCTAATCTATACTCACGAGGACCACGATTTGGATTTTGTTCAATATATTTTTCTACTGCTTTTGCGCCAATTCCACCTTGCTTGTTTAATTGCTTTTCTATGTGTTTTTTAGAGTATAGTGGTTTTTTCTTTTTTGCTTCGCCTAAAAACTGTTTGAAAGTAATCATGACTTTTTGAAAATATTTATTAATAATCATCATCACCCTTTTATATAAATTTTCATTCATCAACAACCTCAAACTCTTCAAGTTGATCAGAAGATACTTCATACCCACCAATAAAATACCAGTATTGTCCGTTACGTTCCCCCAAATAATGAAATTGAGTTTCGTCAAATACATTCTCACGAATTGCTGCTTGCATCCTAAAGTGAAGGAGTTCTGCTTTACTTGGAACTTTCATAGTCATCATCCCAAGGTGCTTTTTTGGACATAATTTCTTTCAATCTTGCAATTACTTTAGGGTCTGGTGGAGCATTAAGTCTCTCAACAAGAGCATCAAAGTTTTCTTTTGGTAACACAATCTTCTCTGGTGGATAAGAACCTTTACCCCAAAACTCTTCAAACTTATGGACATAGTTCATATGATCCCAACCATGATTAAGATTTAACCAGAAATCAGAATAGCGTTGGTGATCATCCATCCTCCAACCAGAATGATTTACTAGACGATACCAATACCAGAAAATTGTGTACTTAATCGGTTTTAATCCGATGATCCATTTGTTTAAGAACACTGGAAAGTCCATTATGTCCACCTCCCTAATCGTAGTTTGCGTTCAGGTGAAATGCGAGGATCATAAGGATCATCATAAGGATATATGTAGGTACAGCACCATCCCCAACTGAGAGACTCCCAGAAGTCATCATATCCAAAATGATCCATCGTAATACGACAATCAATGATATATTCAATATGACGAAACCCTTCAAAAAACCATTCCCATTTGGTCATCTGCCAGTATTCTTTCCACACCATAGTATTATCCGCAGTTGGGCATCCAGAGAGTAGAGAGTTTGTTCTTCTTTGCAGTGATGTTGAAGTGATCAATCTGACCATTCTTATGATAGATTCCACACCAGAGGAAACCATCATCCATCATTTCAAAGTGTATCATATCAATATCCCTGACGACAATCTCATCAGGGTTCTTTTCATCGTTCATTTTGCTTTTAGTGCAGCATCTTGAATAATCTCACCAAGTTCCATCAGTTCCTGTTTCATTTCAGGTGTGGATGTCTTTGCTACTTCATCATAGAACAGGGTGATAGCCGTTGTCAAGAGAATCAGTTGTCGGTATGTGAGGTTCATTATGAGTAATTGAAATGTAAATGTGTTTCCCAAGTAAATGCAGGTTGATCTCTTCGTTGCATCATTTCTGCAACAAAATATGGAATAAACCTTGTATATTTGTCCAGAAACTCTCTTTCGGTGAGTTCCTCAAATCCGTGCATATAATGATCGCAATCAACAAACTTTACAAACTTTTCATATTCTCTGTCTCTACCATCAACTCTTTGATAGTTACGGCAAATTTTCAACCAGAATGAACGTCCTTCACCAGTGGCAAAGTAATCAATGGCAAAGAAACGATAGAATGGTTTATCCATTATTTTCCTCCTTAAGTTTTCTTACTCTTTCTAAAAACTCATCACTCTGCCGATACAATCCTTCAATCAAATCCTTGACATCATCAATAGCAATCGCATTATACTCTACATTCAGATTTTCACAAATGAGAGCATCCATCATACATTGCAGTGCCATTGCTTGCATGTGTTCTGGTGTGATTGGTGTGCCATGTGGCATCCCAGAACATTCTTCATTGTAGAAGTGATTATATCGTGCTAATACAGTATCAGCACGTTTTTTGCGTTCCCACTCATCTTTCTCAATCTCAGCAAGTTTCAGCATAGCATCACCGTGCTTCTCATAGAGTTCATCAAGGGCAGCAAGTGCCTTGTTTTCTGCCTCTCTTTTTTCAGCAATTTCCAGCATCTCTTCGTGTGTGAGATTTTCAAGAACAAGGTCTTTTGCAGCATCTTCCATTTTTTTCATATCCTGTTTGTAGATAAGTTCTCTCAACCTCTGTTTTCCGTATTCAGTGAGTTCGTGTTTTTTGTTGCGGAGTTCTTCTACTTCTTCTTGTGTGAGATTGACCCACGGCATGTCTTCATTCATTTGTTCTTCTCGCAGTAGAGGAAATACTTATACTCCGCAACTTGGTGTGGTGCATATCTTACTACATCACACTCTTTATACTTATCAACCACTTCAAATGAGGCAGAGTTGATTGGTTTATCACCAGAGGCAAAGTATGCTAGTACAATCAGAATAATGATGAATACAGCAGAGGCACCAAGAAATACACTAACACCACGGAGAAACTCTTGTAAAGCAAACTTGTCTTCTTCAGAAATCATTCTACCTCACGATAACTTTGTGCGTTAAGTGTTCTCCACATTACAATCTGCTCAAAACATTCCCCAAGAGAACGACAAACAAAACTATCCTCATCAATACCATCAGGTCCATCCCAGATTGTAGCAGTATATCCTTTGGTTGGATGTGGTGTATAAGTGATTTCAATTCTCATTAAAACTCTCCTGAAACTTCTTCCAATTTTCATCTGCTTGTTCTTTAGTCATCGTTCCCAAGCATAAGATTTTAGAAATTCATTATCTCTTTGAAGTGTTTCAATTTTATCATACAAATCATCAATAATTTCAATCAAAGCAGTATAATCAATCGCTTCAGCTGTTCTACCATCCTCTATATCCTCATAGTAGGTATATTGGAGTTGTTGTTTTAGGTTTCGTTTAGTCATCGTTTGTTCCTCAATTTGGATTTGATTTTGGTGAGGCAATCATTATATCCGTCTACCAAGTCAATTACAGAAACATCCTGGGTTCCTTCGTGTGATTGTTCTTTAGGCAACCAAAGTTGTATCTGGTCAATCAAATCATCAATCGCAGTCTCCATATCCCAGTCTTCTCTTGTTGTGAATACATCACACCACCAACGAGTAATGAGTGTTTCCAGAGTTTTACCCAGTTCAAACTTCAAAAAGTCTGGTGGATTTTCTTCCCATTTTTTCAGCATCCTATCAATAACTTCATTCATAGGTTTTGGATTATCTTTCTCATCCCACTCTACTTCATCATAATACTCTGGTTCATCAACTGGAACTGCTTTGGGTTGTGCTGCCTCATAACCTTTCTGGAATATTGTAAATGAATTAATATTATGTTCCATATCAGGATAATACCCATAAGCATCCTTATATGCTTCTTCTACTGGTGATTTTGGTTTAGGATAAGCATTCTTGAGTTTATCAAAAAACTCTTTTGTTTCTTCACAATATTCAACATACTTATCAAGCATGTGAAGTTCGTCAAGTGTAAGTTCAAGTGTGAATTCTTGTTCTTCTACTCTCTTATACTTCACACCCATAATGGTTGCGTAGTCTCCTTCTATGAGAACTTTTGAGATGTCGGTTTCAGTCATTTTGATTTCAAGTTGAGTTTCAGGACATTTGGTTCCAGGAGTTGGAAAAGGTATACGGGATGTTTCCTCACCATTTGTGTAGAAGATTAAATCACTCATCGGTCTTGGAGCATCTCCCAGTATTATAACCCATCAAGAAGGCAGAGTGCAACCACTTGGTCATCAAGTCCTTACGAGTATTCACATCCTCAACTTCACAATCTCCAAAGAACCATTCACTACGGAATGTAAAATTCCCATACTCTCCGTTGAACCATTCCTGAAATGCGACTTCGGCAGTGTCTTCCCATTCCCATTCTGATGTAGGATGTTTAGTCATAGGTCGTATGGCATTTGCGGGTCTTTTTTCCAAACTTCTTTGTAGATAATCCATCGTTCTACACCAGTTTGCATTTCAGCAGTCCAGTGATACCCATTTGTATCTACACCGTCAAGATAATGAATACCTGTCTTTTGGTCAATCACTCGTGTGATGTGTGTGAATTTTGTACGTTCAATCATTTCAGTTCTCCATAAGAAAGTGTTTTGATTTCTTCTTTACTCATCCTCCCACATCTCCACTCACTACAATAGGTTCTACATCACCACAGACAACTTCTGCTTTCATTTGTTCCATAATAACAGACACCTTATCCATAACTCTTTCTCTGGTTTCTTGTGTCCAAATACTATTTCCCACGACATTTAAACTTTTATAGAGAGTATTATGGATTACCATAAGGTCTGCTGCTGATAGTTTAGTCATTTGTCGTTCCAAGTAAAATCAAGAAGTAATTTAGTAAAGTATCTCACAATACGATTTGGTTTCTTTTTCAGATACACTTTGATGTTTGGTTTGATGTCCCAGTATCCTACCTCATCTTTACCAATTCTAAATTCTGTGCTCCAATCTACAGCACTACTCACACCAAGGGTAGAACAATCTAAATTACCTATTGTAAGTCTGACTGGGAATTGTCCGTGTTCCTTCGCATACTCAAAGTTCTCAATAATTCTATTGAACTTTTGATTGTAAAGATACTCTTGATGACATTTGAGTTCAGCAAACTTATGCTTGATACTCTCAATATGTTTATCAAACTTCTCTTCACATTCTTGGGATATTTCTTCTAATGACTTGCGTGGTAATTTGAATGTACCTTTAAGTTCAGGAGCAACATAAGGAATAGTGAAGTATTCTTTTGCAATCTCATATCGTTCATTATCTTCATCCATAGAAGCAACCAAAGACATAGTATCAAAGACATTTTTTATATCTTTGATGGTTTTGAGTTTGCTTGTATCAAGTTTATGATTTAACCTTTCAGTCATAATCCTCTGCGTGATACTTCTTCATTTAGTTCCCAACCAGCATCGTGCCCTACTTTGAAACCTTTAGTATAACCCTCATCATAAAGTGCTCTGGCAAACTTCAAGAAGTCTTTTTCATCACATTCCCAGTAAATGTCGTGTGTTGTTTTACTTATGTGTCTATCAAACCCATAGGTGTTAGCAAGTTTTAGAAGTTCTTCGTTAGTCATTTTCTAAAAAGTTTTTCAAGTTTTTCTTTGTTCTTGAAGAGTTCATAAGATTTGATTTGCTCTCCATAATACTTGCTGATATGCCTACACAAATCTTCTTCTTGTTCGGTAATATCCATATTGTGTTTGTCTTTCAAGATAAGGATAGTTTCAATATCTTTGAGAGAACTAAATGGAATATCTAAAAATTCTTCGTAAGTCATTTTGCCCTCATAGCAGCAATCACAGCATCTCTTGCGGTTTGTCCTTTTGCGTGGTTCATAGGAAATCCAGTATTGATAAAAACCCAATCACTTTCACCATTCATTTTGAGAGAATGTCCTTGGAACTGATTGAGTAGAAACTCAAGGATTTCTGTGTCGGTTGGTTCAGTCATTTCAGTTCTTCAATCATCAGTTTGATTTGTTTGAGATTATCATAAAGTTCTTTTTGAAAATCATAACATTCAGTCAAATGCTCTATGTTATTGTCCTCAAAATTAGTTTCTTCACGGATTTCCCAAGACAAACCATCCATATCTGCTGCGGTTTCTGTGAGAAAGTATTCAAGTGTTTCAAGTAAAGTCATAATACCTCATTATCAAAGTTGTTTAGATAGTTCCAAAACCACAATATATCATCATCACTCACATATTCCTCATACCTTTTACCATATTCACTATAATAAATGTGAGGATACATTACTCTAAACCACCAATCAAAACACCATCTCCACATCAATCTTCGCAACCAAAACTGTTTGAGATTATATGAAAGTTTCATTTCAATTTACTCATACAAATAGAACAGAGACAATCATCAGTTTTAGGAACTCTAAACATTATGTGATTTCCAGAGCAACAATCTCTATCACCACAATTTCTACATTCATCACAAATCCATTCTTTTTGATTACGACATTTGACGAAATCTTCAAGAGTGTATTGTTGGAGAATAGAAGTCATAATCCTCTGCGTGATACTTCGTCATTTAGTTCCCAACCAGCATCGTGCCCTACTTTGAAACCTTTTGTATAACCCTCATCATAACCTTCTTCATAGATTGCTCGGGCAAACTTCAAAAGGTTTTCTGGTTTGTTTTCATCAATAGGATGAAGTGTGAGAAAATAAGAAGCAAGGTTTAGAAGTTCTTCGTCTTTCATCGGTTGGTTGCTTATGAGTGTATTATAAGGCATTTTCAGGGTCTGTGGTGAGGTCTTGTGCCAGTTTAGAAAGTGTCCTGATAATACATATCCTGTTCATAACGGACATAATCACTTTGAAGATAGTTAAAGAACTCTCCGTCTTCACTTCTCATAGTATAGCACCATTCTTCAAAGATTTGCCCAATCCACCACCACCCAACTTGGATTTTCTCAAAGAAGTTCATAGGACGATTGTAAAGTTTAGTCATCCCACCCATCAAAGTATTCTGTAAAAAAGTTGAAACTCAAACCAACCTTACCAACTTGAAAATCTGCTCCAAACAGAGAAGAGGAAGTGAAAAATGAGAGTAGGATGTGCAATCCACCATTACTATGAACTAAACTACTGGGATTTTCATAATGAACCCAGAGTAATGCTTTATTGTTGAAGATACCAAACTGCCAAGTGTGTGAAGTTTCACCATCATCCCAAACTTTTTTATCGTATTGAAAAAATTTCACTGTGGGTCTCCAATAAGTCCAGTAGGTCCAAAAGTATCAAATGTAGTATCTTCCATCCATTCCCTCAAATCAACGATTTCATACCAATCATTACTATACTTATCTTTAGATAGTTCTTCCCATTTTTCTTTTGCTTCTTCTTCGGTAGCATAACAAGCAACCCAATCACCAGTATAAGCAGAAGGGTAGTAGTTGTCCCCAACAATCAAAAGATAAGGTTTAGTCATTCTTCATCCTCCCAAAAACATTTCCATTCTTCCTTGTCCTCATCATTCATTTCGGTAATCTCAAAACCACTTACATCTTCATAAGGAGTTTTGAGAGCAAAGTAACTAATAATTTGATTTGTTGCATCATTTACCAACCAATCACCAAATTCCTCCGTACTGCACAGTTCATCGTGTTCGTGAGCATAAGGATTAAACTTCACACAAAAAGTCACCTTATATCCAATCGCACAGTCTTTTGTTTGACTCAAAAATTCCTTGCGTTCTTGAATCAACCTCTTCTGTTCTTCAATTTGCCTTTCAAGTTCTTGTATTTGCTTGTAAGTAAAGTTGGAAAGGTCAGTCATCGGTTTGTTGTGTATGAAGTCATTATAAGGCAAAAAGGGCACCTGCGGAGATGCCCTGTGCCAGTTCTTCAAGTGTCCTATTTCAGTTCCTCTTCAATTCTTTCAATCTCAAAGATTTCATTTAGAAACTCTAGACCATACTTACCAACAACCCAAGCATCTTTATCCTCAAAGAACCTTGTACCGATGGTTCTCATATCGTATCCTTCTTTGTTTTTATCAAAGAACGCAACTACACAACAAGTTTCACCATACCACTTGACGAGTTCATACTTGTTGTTACATTTACTCCAACGGAACTCAATGTTACGGAATCTCATTTGCCCTCCAGTTCATCAAGTTTCTCATTCACAAATCCAGTCATATCAAGTGTGCGAGGATCTACACCTTCATCAAGGCAATCAAGCATAAACTCCATAACAGCACCAAGGATGAGACACGATTTACGCTTGTTATCAAGTTCTTGATCAACATAAAAGGTAATGTGCTCATAGAGTTGGTCGTAAGTCATTCGTTTTCCTCAAAATCAAACCATTCGTAAATGCAATCCATTACATTTTTTTGAATGCTATCAATTATAGCACCCTCAGTGGGATTTTCAACGTGCTTGTGAGCACGTCTATATCCATACTGAACTCCTTCAGAGATTGCCATCTCTAATACTTCACGGAACTTAGGCTTCATTCAATTACCTCCCAATGTGTGTCAGATTTGTCACCAAAACGGTTTGTACCTGTACGAGTGCTGACCCAGAAAAAGTATTTACGATTTTCTGATGCGAGAAACAACTCACCACCAGTATCCTGCTCTACAATGCAGACAGGATTGCCTTCCATAGTGTTAGCTAGACGATTCTTCGCTTTGCTGGACTTTGGTTTTACTTTGACTTTTCTCATTTTGAATTTCTAGTTTGAGTTTGCGAATACCAGTTACAAAATAGGCAAAGTCACGAGTCTCTGTAATCGGTTTGATTTCACCACATACACCACACTTTGACTCATATACGGATGAACAACCTACAGAATACACACCATACTTTCGACCACAATCAAAACAAGTGTTGTAGGCAGTTTCAAGTTTCTTCAGTAGTGCCTTCTTTTCTTTGAGAGTCGTAGGAGATTGAAAGTCCATAAGGTTCTTTATCAGCGAGGTAATCATACAGCAGTTTAGCAAACCCGTATTGGGGTCTTGTGCCAGTTTCAATACTGGTCGATGTGGCAACGGTCCACATTATATCCAAATTGAGTTTATCAGGAAATTCCTTCATTATTTTCCCCTTCTTCATCTATTTTATCCAAATAATCCCAACACCAAGTTCTACCCATAAAATCAATATCAAATCCAAACTTATAAACCCAGAAAATAATACTCAAAACATCACCACTTCCTGATTTAATTTGTAGATACGGCCAAGAAGCATAGTCATTCCAACTCACAGAAATTTGAAGCAAACTCCAACGCTTGATGTTTAAAATTTGAAAATACAGATCATGTCCATAATCATAGCGGTGATTGTATTTAATTAAAGTTTTACGATGCTTAAAATTAATTAGATCCATTTAGTTCCTCTGCGAGTTGTAGAATGTCAGTCTTATCTAAAACAACCATATTATTTTGTGCATTATACCACTTTACAGTCTCTGCTGCTACTTGAAGAATTGCAGAAACAAGTTTCTCTTCAGTATCAGCACCATTATTACGTGCTTCCCAAATCGCATTCATGAATGCTTGTGATCTTTCTGTCATTTTATTAATTAAAAACTATACTCCAACCATTCTTGAATATTAGAATTGTCCAGAATGAATTGCATTTTATTAAATGGTGCTCTTGGTCGCTTTAGCAATCGCATACCAGTATGTTCTAGCAAAGAATTACCTTTTCTGGTGTTACAAGGACTACATGCAACTACAAGGTTTTCCCAACTATCATCACCACCACGACATCTTGGCAAAACATGATCAATCGTTAAATTTCTTGTTGATCCACAGTATTGACAACTATTTTTGTCTCTCTTATAAATCATCGCTCTGGATGGTTTGTGCGACATGATCTTTGAAAGAGGAACTTTTACATAATCAAGAAGGCGAATTACCCTATCAGAAAGAACTTGTGCTTTTTCCTTAAGCAGTAAAACTATTGCTCTTTTCCAACTTGTGATGTTGAGTGGTTCGTAACTAGAATTTAATACTAAAACTGCTTTTCCAGGTTGAATTCTTAAGTAGTCCATCGTGTTAGTCAGGCTCTACACTTTTATCTATAAATTTTTCTAAAGAGTCAAGATCATCTTTAAGATCTTGTTCTTGTTTCTTATCATGATAATAAGTCCATAGAGCATTATGTACTTCCATTAGATGATCTACCCAGAACCCCACAGGATAAATTCCTAATGCATCTTGGAGTCCACGGTGACTTGTTCCTTCTTCTTCTGCCTTACACATAAGGTAGCAGATTGCTTGTACCATATCAACTTTATCTTCTTCAGAAAGCATGAAATACTTTCCTACTGCACGTTCTTTTGCTTCTTTATGTGATTTTTGAAGTTCTTTACAGGCATCAGAGTCCCACCACTCTTGTAGTGCTTTTCCAAACTCATTAGGTTGCTTTTCGGTCATAATTAATAGGGTAAAGATTTCAAACCATCTAAGACTTCTTGAAAACGTTCCGCACGACTCTTATGATGCTCTACGTTTTCTTCAAGAACACTTACAATATCATCCAATACAACATCCAGAGATGCATCAGTATCAAAATATTGTTGGATTGCCTCGGCAAGATATCGCCGTCTACTCCATTCTAGTGAGTAGGGTTTGTAGTTCATGATAATGGGTGTATATGGGTGTATTATAGGGTATTTACTCTTGGTTGTCAAGTGATGCAAGATAATCAATCCACCACTGGGGGTCTTTTTCATATTTCCAATTAGGAACCTCTTTCCCATGTTCAAAATACCATTTCCAAATTGCTTCATCAATTTGATCAGAAATTTCAATCCTCTTCATTCTTTTCATCAACGTCTGCATAGACATTTTCCAAGTATGGTCCGTGTGATCGTTTTGCATCGTCCTTTACATACTTAATTTCTGATACGCTAGTTGATAACCACAATGAAACTTTCATAAACACATAAATGATTGCAAGAGGAAGAAAACAAAGAGAAAGAACTAATGCATGTTTCATTATTCAATCTCCCAACATTTTTGAAATTTATCTCTTAATTCATTTATCTTAGTTTGTTGTTGAAATTCCATAATATGATCTTTTATTTCTTTTTCTTCTTCAGTAAATTTCATACGATGTTTGAGTTTGATGTCAATCAAGCGCACCATATCCATATAATGCTCAGGACTTTTATTAACAAACTCTTCGTAAGTCAATCGCGTTGCCTCCAATCAGTTTCATCATCATCTCTTTTAAACCAATCGGCAAGTTCATCAACACTATCAAAACCACGCTTGCCAAATCTTTCATGACCCAATCCACCAAGATCTAACTGATTCATAAAATCATCTAGGTCTCCTTCTTGCATATCAGGGTTTTCTGCTTTTCTTCTTGCCTGACGAAGTATAGTTGAAGCAGAACGATTTGCTTTTGCAAGTTTTTCTGCCCAAATCATATCTTCAAGTTGAACTTCTTCATGCTTTGCAATTCTATCGCAAATGAATTCCAAACGAAGACGATATTGTGTTGATAACATATTTTTATAAAAATATAGTATTATTTATTTTTAGATTCTATCTCTTCTTGCAATTCTTTTGCAAGTTTATATGCTCTTCTCCACATGAAATACTTTACAATGGGATTTGCTGGATTGTGAAGTATCCACCATTTAGTTTTTTCATATTGTACTCTTGCAAGTTGGGTTAACATATAAAACCCCTTTGCTACTGATTGATCTGTGATAATCAAATAAGCAATACAAAAGAATATGACAAAGTAGATATAATATGTGCTCATTTTCTTATGGTTTTAAGATACTCTAGTACAGTTTCCCTAACTGCCATGAGTTCATTATAACATTTTTGATTATGAGCACATTGGCGGAGTTCGTTATCTGGTTTATGTACACTTTCTATGAACAAGTCTAGTCCACGATTCCACTTTTCTTCTAAAGTCTCATTTTCGTACATCTGATTTAATGATCAAAGGACAAGAGGGAACTACTTTTTTAAGTTCCCAAAGAATTTCTGTTTTTTGTTGAAAAGTTAATAATTTAACATTTACTAATCTATTAGCAATCATTATAATATCAGAACACGTTAAAATTGTTGTGAGAAACAGAGTAAACATAAGTTTCTCCTGTGTTCAAATTATTTATTGTGCAAATCCAGCACTCTTCACCTTTTCTTTACTTTTCTTTTTGTCTCTTACAATTACAAGATCCAAAAAATCTGGAATATGATTGTTCTGGAACCAATACCCTTGAGCATCCTCCCAATGTTCAAAAATTTTGTTTTTACCATTTTTCAAAACAACTTCATAGGTGTGCCTATCATAAGGATCAGCAGAAGTACAGGTAAACATTTGAGTCATAAAAATTCATCCAGAGTTGAAACCGATGTGCCTTTTACTGCCTTTTGAATGTAGGTTTTTGCGGACTTATAATTGTTGCAGGTGTGAATTTGTCTTCCCTTATGAAGAATAATAAATTTCTTTCCCCAAGGAACTGCTGCCCACATTCCATCCTTGGTTACATATCCATTTGGAGTTCCTGGAGTAGGATTCAGGATACCTTCGTTCTGAACGTTATTCATCAGAATTTAACGTTCACACCAACAACTTTTGCCTTGGGATTGCGGGCAATTGCCGTAGTACGAGCATCTTGTGGATTAGATGCTTGAACTTCTTCGTTAAACACTTTACCAGCAACGTAGAGTTGAACAACGTACTTCATTTGAAAAAATCCTCAGTGAATTGAATAATTGAATAAAAGATCAGCGGCGGATAGTGCTTACGGCAACATCACCGTCTTTGAAGATGATGTCAACCACGTTCTGTACTGCCCGTGCAGTGTTCTGTGATGCCTTGTCAAAGGTGGGGCAGATCACCAAACCATAGGATTTGGCATATGCCTCCAGATTGCCCGCCTGGAGGGCACCAGAGCGGATCCCAGCAGCATCCTGGGGGTGTAGGCGCAGAGTACGCCCAACCGTCTGTCCAATGCCCACAACGTCCATAGAGCGCATGAATACCACTGCCTCCAGGGCAGAGATATTGATGCCTTCGGCAAGAATGCTGTGGTGCAGAACCACAAACTTCTTGTCGGCATCCTTACCCCACTGGTTGAGAGTGTCAAAGAACACCTCACGGTTCACAATCTTACCATCAATAAAGGCACCATGCTTAGAAGTAATGTGCATCACAGAGTAACCCTGCTCTGCCAGTTGATCTGCAAAATCAGTTTCGGAAAGCAAACCAACGATGTGCTTGGTTGCCTTGGCACAGATCAGGATCTTATTGACAGGATGATCTGCAATCGTTTGCAGAAGATACTCGCAATCACGCTGGGCAATGTCCTCACCCTTGATGGAAAGGCGCATCTCCTTCATCATAACTTTGGGGGGAATGATGTAACCACCCTGCACAAGATCGGGAGCAGGAACCTTAGCAATGATTTGACCATAAACATCAACGTCATTCATACCAGGTTTGCCAACCACAGAAGAATACTTGGGAGTTGCAGTAAAGAAGTAGCAACGCTTTGCTTCGGAAGCAAAATATTCTGTGGCAGGGAAGAAGTTACGCTTCACAGAGTTGTGTGCTTCATCAAAGTAAATCGTATCTACGGCAATACCTGCACGTTGCAGTTGCTGCAGAGAGTTGTAAGTGGTAAAGATCAGTTTGTGACCTTCCACTTGCTCCCACCAGGCACGGATAACGTTAGGGCGAGTGCTGCGGAAGTGATGAGTTTCACCCGTATGAACGTGCATCACGTGAGCATTGGTGATGAACTCAAGGTACTCTGAAGACAGTTGCTCTGCCAGCAGAATGCGAGGAGCAACCACTACGATGGTTTGAGCAGTATCAGAAAGGAACTGCTCAATCGCATCAAAAATACCAACGTTGGTTTTACCACCGCCAGTAGGGAAAACACAGATGCCCTTGGCAACCTGCCGAAGAGCATCAAGGGCAATTTGTTGATGGGGGCGAAGTTGGAACAAGGTCTCCGTTGCGTATGGGACTATTATAGCAGAAAGGGGTCCCCGCAGGAACCCCATGTGCCAGTTATTCAAGTGTCTTAAAGAACTTAGATCCTTATCTTCAACCAGGACAAAGGTAGTCTACTCAGATTCCTTATTATTGTCAAGACTTAGTTGAATATTAATTTCTTCTACTTTTTTCATTCTTTCTGACCAATCAGATTTATCAACATCCCATTTTGATAATGGGCAAGACTCAATAATTGCTCTTGCTTTAGATCCTAATTTACAACCACAGGCCATACAAACTTTTTCAATGTCATCAAATTGATCACAAGATTTACAAATACTTATTCTACTTTTATAAACTTCTTGGGAACAATCAAGCATTTCATCATAATTAAATGCCAAATATTTAAGCAATTCCCAGGTTAAATTGGAAAAATTTTCTTCATTCATATTATTAAATATAATTCAAATTTATTTATTTTCAATAAGTCCAGTTGGTTCCGGATATTTTGATTCCTGCTGTACCACCTGACCCTGCACCTGAAACACTTTGTCCTGCTGTATTCCAAGGACCACCATCACCACCTTTAACACCATCAGTTCCACTTGTTGCTCCGCAACCACCACCAGCACCACCTCTTGTTGGTCCAGCCATAGCACCATAATCTGGTGCTGTAATAGGTTTATCTGTTGATCCATCAAGTTGATTCCAATTGGATCCACGGCCATGCCCACCATTACCACCTAATCCTGCTGCACCACCACTAGTTGCGTAGTTATTCCAACAATATACGTATGTAGTCCATTTTATACATGCTCCTCGTCTTGTTTCTTCTTGTTTACATACTCCTTTTGCGTTCCGTCTAACACAAACTACTCTATCTGGTTCTCTTTCACAACAGTCACCACTATTATTTCTACTAGATGACGAATATCCTGATCCTAAATCTTTACAAATGAATTTTGCTCTATCACTATCCATATTAGTTGCTCTGCAACGTGTAGTAGAAGTTCTATTATTTACAGCTTTATCATATGTATCGCATAAACCACCAGTACCAGCAACTCCATCTTTTCCAGCACCTCCACCTCCACCACCACCACGAATTCTATTCCCTCCAGATAATTCAACTATTTTAATTTTAGATCCAGAAGAAAGAACATTTATAGCATGACCACCATCTTCACCATCTGTTCCTTGGCGTTGTCTTGAATAGGACCCTTGAGTTATACTATTTATTTTAACCTGACCTCTACAAGTATCATTATCAACATCTCTCATAGAAAATCCACTAACAACTGTGCGATCTGGAATACTATTAGATTTTGATCCATAGTTTGTAAACCAAGAAAGTGGTCTTCTTAAAAGTCTAACATCGATAGAATAAGATGCGTTTGCCGACACTGCAAGATTAATATAAAAATCTTCTTCTCTATCTGAATTTGAAGTTGATGATCCAGGTTCTACATAAACTGTTTGAGAACCATTATCATCTTGAAAATCAATATATCTCCATGGTCTTTTATCCCTGTTGCTATAATCTCTCATTCCTGCATACATCTGCACTGTTGCAGTACCAGTTCCAGATGTCACTAATTTTACAATTTCATTGTCTGTGTCATTATAAACTATGTTAATATTAGCACTTACATTAGAACTAACAGTTTCTGTGACTCCAGAAGCTCCTCTAACACCTCCAGCACCACCATATCCAAGAACATAACCCCTGACTTCAACTGTTAGATTATAAGTAGTTCCATCTAGAGTTAATGCATATCCATTAGAAGTTGTTCCATTAATTCTTCCACTTATCTTATAAATTTTTGGAATATTTTTACCTAGATTTGAATTCCAAGAACCAACGCTAGAAAGTGAAAGATTTGTATCGGTGTCATATTGAATAACTTCATAAGTTTTAAGAGTGTTCGTAAAATAGGATGCTTTCCATTGAGATGTAGAACTAGTTGGAATATTTGAATTTTCAGTAGCATCTGGTATTTTTGGATTTGTATTATTAACGTTAGTATCTCTAATAAAATTAGAAGCTCTTAATTCTCCACTTGAAAATCCAAAACTATCTCTAATTTTACTAAATCTAATTTCAGGAGGTGTTAATGTACCATTTGGATGTAATATTGGCGTGAAGAGAGGTGCTAGGGCAGTTTGATGCGTCATAATGGATTAATTAGTAAAAGTTTACCCAAGCACTACCATTCCATCCTTGGAATGTATTTGAACTAGTATTAAAAATTACTGCTCCAGTTGCAGTATCTCCAATCCCATTTCTTGCAGTATCATTTATATTTGGTAGAATTACAACTGGATAAAAATCAGCAGTATCATCGGCATATCCAAAATCTAATACACCTCTCGGAAGATCTGTATTAAATCCTACTGAAGATTGTTTGTATATATTTACATAAGTCTTATATAAATCTACACTACTATCAAAGATTTGAATATCACCTTCTAATCCAGATGGAGTAATAAATTCAGGATCTCCGCCAGGATAGAATTTTGTGGTTGTTCCAATTCCAATATATGAACTAGAATCAACAATCATTTTACCTGATATTAATAATCCAACATCACTGTAAGTATTTTCTGTTATACCTGTTGTTCCTATACCAATTGATTGGAATAAAGCTTTTGAATTTTTAGCATCTATATCTACTAAATTTAATAATAATCCAGTTGTAGTTGTTCCAATTCCAATGATATTTGAATGAATTGTATTAAAAGTAGAAACACCACTTGTTACATTAATGTTTTTAGTAATTATATTTGGTAAACTATCATTTGTTAAAGTAATTCCCGAAGAAAATGTTGCCGTTCCATTAACAATAAGATTTCCAGATATTGTAACGTTATTACCAAAATAGGAATTGTCAGTAATTGAAGAAGTTCCAACAACGTCTAATGTAAACTGTGGTTCATCATTATTAACGCCAAATTTTCCATCCCAAGTAAGTGTAGCTAAATTATTGCCATAATACTCATTTTCCCAATAAAAATTGCCACTACTAATTCCGGAAAAAGCAGAATTATTTAATATAAAACTAATATTTCCTCTAGGATCATTACTTTTTAATGTAAAATCACCCGAAGTACTAAATCCTAATCTACCTTCTACTCCACCATTAGTAATAAATTGTATGGCAGATTCTCCAGTACTTGAAGTTGAATATAAATCAAGTTGAGATGTAACAGTATCATAAATTAATAAATTACTATTTGGTGAAAGAACATAAGGATTTGTTGTTCCTATTCCAATTACAGAATCTGTTGCATTAATATTGATTATGTTTGATCCACCTTGAGTTTCAACAACAAATGAACCATTTACTGTTAATTCTTCAATCACTTGTAAATTGTTATTGACAACAACTTGATCTGTGCTAGAATCTAATACTAGATTACCACCACGAGTACTAATTGTAGTCGTTCCAGCAACACCAACAGTTATGCCATTTAAGTATGACTGTGAGAATGCTTTTGTTAAACTCCCCAAGTTAGAAGTTATATCAACATTTGGAACTAATGAAGAATTAACTGTCGTTACTCCTGATATTATTGCTCCATTTGAAACTTTTAGTTGTCCTACAAGATCAACAACTCCACTTGAAGGTGATAATTGAATATCTCCACTACTTGATGCTATTTTGTTATCAGATCCAACTCCTATATTAATGTTATCAACATAAACTTCACTAAACTTTTTAGTAGAAGATCCAAGCGGAGAAGTTTGATTATCAAATGGTAAAAATCCACTAAATGCACTTATAATTCCACTAGAATAAATGTTTCCACTTGAAACATTTAATGCACCTCCTGTTATAGAAGTAAATCCAGTTACTGTTAAATTATCATTAACCTTAGTATTTCCAGAATTAGAGTCTAAAATTAATTCTTTTGATCTAGTTGTAATTGTATTACTAGATGCTGTTCCAATTCTTATATCACCAATATATGCATTTGTGAATGACTTTGTATTAGATCCAATATAAGAATCAAAATCTACATCTGGAACAATTCCAGTATTTAAAGTTACCTCTCCAGTTAATGTGGAAATTCCACTCACATAAAAATTATCGTTTACATTTACAAATCCTTCTTGAGAAGTTAGTATAAGATTACCACTAGTTGTATCAATTTCAGTAACACCAGCATATCCAATTCTAATACTTGAAATATAAGCATCGGAAAATGGTAGTGCTGAAGACCCAAGATAAGCACCATTTTTAACATCTGGAACAATTCCAGTTTCAACAGTTACTGATCCTTGAAGTGTGCTTATGCCAGTGACAATTAATCTATCATCAATTCTTACTGTTCCAGAATTTGAATCTAAAACTAATTCTCCACTTACAGTGTCAATTTCCGTATTCCCAGAAACTGCGATTTGAACATTACTAACATTGATTTTAGAAGCAGTTGATATTCCAATATTTGAATAGGTCGCCGTTGAAAATCCTACAGTTGCAATTCCAATGTTGGCATACTCGGATGTTAAAGAACTTGTAATTCCCGACTGAATATACAAAGTACTGATTGTAGCAACTCCTATGTTTGCGTGAGTTGCTGTAAAAATTCCAACAGTTCCAACACCACTGTTTGAAAATGTGGAAGTTAATGAGGTAACAATTCCAGAAACTACAGTTAAATTTGTTACTATTCCAGTAGTGGTTACTGATTTTTTGGAAGTTATAGTTTCACCAATAGAAACCAAAGTAGAACTAAAGTTAACTATTGTGCCAATTCCGGAGTAAAGATTTGAAATTGTAGAAAATCCTACAGTTGCAACTCCCAAATAAGCATTGCTTGCTGTTAAAAATCCAACTGTTGAAACACCACTTAAAAAGTTAGTCGCTGATACAAATCCAACTAATATATTGGATGGTAATCTAGAATTACTTATGGTTCCAGAAGAAATATTACTTGCATTTAAGTTTGTTAAGGAAGATCCATCACCATCAAAATAAGATGATGTGATAATTCCAGAAGCTCTAATATTTCCAATTGAATTAATTCCAACACCAGACTGTCCTAATTCTGGACTCCCTCCAATTTGAAGTGAATTAATCCTTGAAGGATTTGTTGTAGCAACACCAACATTTCCTGCAGCGTATATGCTAGTAAATCCAAGTCCAACGTCAACGTCAACCCATTGTGAAGTTGGGACACCAAATAAATTTGATCCATCGCCATAAAAAGTGGCACTAATAATACCAGTATTACCGTAAATAGTAATACCAGTTCCAATGATTACTTCTGTGAATGATGCTATTCCAGAAACAACTAAATTTTTACTTGTAATAAGTCCTACTACATTTGTATTTCCATAAACATCTAAATCATATCTTGGGATTGTTGTTCCAATTCCAACCAATCCAGTGGAAGCAACTAAAAAATTATCTTCATCAACTTGTACACCATTCCTAAAATTAAATGACTTATTATAATTTGCCATTTCCTATAGTTTTTAATTATTTATCTGTTAATTTTTGTTCAATATCTTGAACTTTAATGTTCAGTTCTTTGATTGCCTCAATTAACAGGGGAACAAGTTTTTCATATTTAACCGCAAGGAAACCATTATCTCTTTCAGTTACAACTTCTGGTAAAACTTTCTCAATTTCTTGTGCAATAACACCTGCTTCACGAATATTTTGATCTTTGCCTATTGCTAAATCATTCCAATTATAAGTTACACCAGAAATCTCAGAAACTTTTGTTAGTGCATTTTCAATTAATGAAATATTTGTTTTTAATCTTTCATCTGAGTTTAAGTATGCAACAATATCACTTTTTGCTCTAATTTCTCCACCAACGTCTAAATTTGTTCCATCAAAAGTTAAATTAGAAGAAGTTGTTGTTGAGTCAGTTCCGCTATTATATAATATTCTACCACTGCCGCCTGAAACATTTGTAGCTATAGTGGCAGACGCAGCATTGCCAGTAAATGTAGTTGCCGTAACTGTTTGACCAGCGGCATCAATCCCACCAGCAGATACAGTTAAACCACCAGTAGTTACTGTCAAACCATTGCTTGCTGTTATTCTATCTGCTGCTGCTAAAGTTTCACCGACAAAAAGTTTTTTAGCAATTGAACCACCACCAGAAGTATAGAATGAAGCGTTAGTATCTGTAGAGCTACTAGAATCTGTAGTATTTGTTATACCAAGTTTTCCATTAAGTGTGAGACCACCATTAAGAGTTAAAGTTCCTTCAATTATTGTATTTCCAGTATCAGAAGCAATACTAAATTTACTAACTGATGAACTATCATTTACACTAAATGTTTTGGAAGAACCTTGAATGGTAACATTTCCAGAAAAAGTAGAGTTATTAGTAACACTTAAGTTACTATCAACATTAACAATATTTGAATTTGCACCAAGAATTAAATCTCCACTAGATGTAGTAACTGTTCTATTTTCAGCACTTGTAGTTCCGTCTCCTATTGTAATAAGTCCTATGTGTGCTTCTGAAAATGGATAAGCACTAGTGCCAAGATAAGCTGCATCTCCTGCAGTATCTGGAATAATTCCAGTTTCTACTGTAACTTCACCTACAAAATTAGCAGTATTCTGGAAGTTAGCATGACCTTCAACGTCAATTGGAGAATTAATATCAATAATACCAGTTCCATTTGCGTCAAGAATAATATTTCCATTTGAATCTGTTGAAGTAATGCTATTTGTATCTAATCTTAAATTGTCTGCATTTAGTTGACCAACAATTGTTACTGTTGAATTATCTCCAGCAGTTCCAAAATTAACATTATTTACAGTTTCAATAATATCATTAGTTGCACTTAATGTAATTCCACCTGAAGTAGAACTTAAAGTGTTTCCATCTAATTTTAAATTATCAACAAATGCTTCAGAGAATGAAAGTGCAAGTGATCCAAGAGGAGCACCCGAATCAGTTAATGGGAAAAATCCAGCAGAGGAAGTAGTTACACCTGTTACATTTAAGTTAGATTTAGCAAATAAATGACCTTGAACCTCAACATAATTTTTAAATGTTGCTATACCTACGGTTTCGAGAGTGTTTGTTATTTTAACATTGTCAAATTCATGGGGAGCACCATTATTTGAAGTTAATAAAAGAGATCCTGTTGGGGATAAACTAATAGTGGCAGTATTTCCAACAGAAATAACATTTGTAGATCCATTAATAATTACTGTGGCTGGACCTATTTTTAATTGTCCAAGAATATGAGAATCTTTTTCAACAAAAAGATTACTTTCTACAACAACAGAAGTTCCAATACCAACAGTATTTAAAACTAGATTACCTGTCCAACCAGTAATTCTTCTATCTTCAATCTCTGTTCCGCCAGGAGTTCCTTCAGTAGCAATACCAACCCCACCAAACCATCCAGAAGCCCAAGGTTTTGAAGGGGATCCAACATAAGCGTCTTCAATAGAATCTGGAACAAGTCCACTATTAAATTGTACTTCTCCATTAAGTACTGTTGTGCCTGCAATACTTACATTTCCACCAACATTTAAGTTTCTTAAAATTGCAACTCCACCTTTTGATACAATTGAACCAGTTTTAGTATCTACAGAATCCGTAGTATTATTTTGTCTTAAAATATTAGAAAGAATTACTTCTCCATTAATCTTAGTTTCACCATTCAAGATTGCATTGTTGTTGAATGTAGTTGGTCCGTCAAATTGTGAAAGAATTTGTTTTGATTTGCCACCTTCTACAAGAATTCTTTCCTTAACAATAACTTCGTCAAATACAACACTAAGTCTTGAAGGATCTTGTCCTGTGATAGTTGGAATTGGAATATCAAAAGTTGTTTGTTGACCAGAAGCTGAAGAGTATTTGGTATTTCCAATGAAGAAGTCTCCATCACTGTTCATTCCAGTATAAACAACACTTCCACAAGATCTTTCCTGAGATTGTGATAAGAAATCTTCTCTTTCTGTCAGGGTCTTAACTTGAATTTGTGGTAAACCAGTTGAATAGTTTCCAGGACCATAACCAAGATATTCAAAAGTATGACCAGACGCTCTTAAAATTGAAGGTCTGCGTAACTCAATTGCAAGTGGTTTAATCTTTTTAATTAAAGAATTTGCTAAGTGAGTTTCTTTTTGAGTTCCCAAATAACCACGAAGAACTGTAATTTCATTGTTTCCAGAACCAATCAGGGTACTTTTTGAAACCCTCATAATTTCATTGTCAACTTGAATGAAACTACCAATTGGGAATCTAGTTACAGTTGAAATACCAGAATTGACTAATTTAATTGGGAAAGTTGCAATTCCTGATGTAGTATCTGTTGCTATGTCTGTTATAAGAATAGCAGACTCATTATCGTAGAAGGAAATTCCTCTTGCTGCTAAGTTTTCACTTCCAGCATCAGAAATTAAATTATTTGAAGATAATCCATGCTTTAGAATTCTGGTAGAATTGGTGTTAACACTTCCAGAAACTGTAAAGGTAGTTACACCTACAGTATCATTTACAATATGATCTCCTAGATTATTATTATTAGTATCTAAAACTCTAAACCTATTACCAGCAACTAATCCATGAGCAGAGAAACAAGTAATAGTGGAAATTCCAACAGTAGAATTATAAACAACACTTGTTATTTGAGTGCTTGGTGCAACATTAAATACATATTGATTTGGATTAATTGCTGGATCTCCAGTTGTTCTTGCAATTGCAATTTGATTCTTTGAAGGAACTCTAATAACTCTATACAGTCCGTCAGTTGCAGTTCCAAGTCCTGTTATCTGTAAAGAATTATCATTTAAATATGAAATTGTCGTGGTTGTAATTCCAATTGTAGATCCACTGAATCCATCTACTTTCAAAGAAACACCAGCATTATATCCAGATCCAGGTGAAGTTACACTGAGAGAAGTAATTGAATTTGCAACTCCAGAAATAACAACTGTTGCTCTTGCACCATTCCAACTATCGTCCGAATTTAAAAGTTTAACATTATAATATGTTCCACTATTATATCCAGTTCCACTTGTTAATGTAGCAAATCCAACTACGCCATTAAATCCATGTTCACGAGTAGTTGTAACTGTTGTTACACCTGCAATTAGAGGAGATACACTTTGAATTATTGGAGTAACCCCAAGTTTTTTGACAAGAGAATCTACAGTTTCTCTTGTAATACTTTTCTTAAGATCATTGGTTACCACATCTCCAATTGGAGATCTTTTTGCAAAAGTTACGGTAGATGGTGGATTATCGTCATAATTATCTCTATCTTGCTGTGGATAAAGATCTACGATATTTTGATTATATTTGTAATCTGTAAAATGATCTGGTACTGCATTATCAGATTTTAGAACATAAGCATGATAAATACCGTCTTGAACATTGAAAATATATGGGGAAATAGTTTCCGATCTGTAAATAAAGAAATTAGATTGTAAGTCATTTCTTTCAAATCTAGGTAACGTAGTGCTTCTAGACGTTGGACCAGAAAAAATACCAACATTATGTATTATTGAATTATAATCGGTTGTAGAATAACTAAAAGTATTTGCATCAGAAACATCAGAAACGATAAAATCACCATTAAATCCTGTTACACCAACTCCATTTAAATTTGTTGATGATTTAACATTTTTAATTAAAACTCTATCATTAACATTTAAATTATGAGGAAGTTCTGTAACAACGGTAACTGTACCATTTGATTCTGTACAAGTACTAATAAATCTATAATTTCTCTTAAAATTATAATTACTTTCATCAATTGATGAATAGCTAAAATCTGAATCTGTAATTGCTCCAGTTGTACTAGATTCTTGTATAACAAATCCATCTTGTGGATCTTTTCCGTTTGGAGCCTCTTTTGGAATTGCAATTCTAACTTTATAAATTTTTTCATCTAAACTACGAGAATCTACGACTCTTCTCAAATACGTTACTCCTGTCCTTGGCTCATCAAATCCAACAGTACCAAGAGAAGCAATAGAATTATAAAGTTCGTTATTATGCTCAACATAAATAAACCAATTATTATGATTTGGGTCAAAATGAATTGGGGATCCAAGTTCTCCAGAGTTTCTGTCAGAAACTCTACTTTGAATTTTTAATTCAGATCCTCCATACATTTTTAAGGCAACACCATTTTGTGCGTTTGTAAAAGAAGATGCTAATTTAATTTTAGTGTTATCTACTTTAATTGCATAATATATTTTATGTTCCGTTATATTTTCCGGCAAATCTCCAATATCACTAATGATTATTATTTTTTCTCCAGTTTGTAAATTATGCCCAGTAGTAAACTGAAGTGTATCATAATTTGGTGCAGTTGTTAAACTTCCTACAATATATTCTTTTATTGCTGATGTACTTCCAGATATAGTATTTGCTCCACCAGAAACAAGTACATCATCAGTCATTAAAATTTTGGCACTTTTTATATCTGTATTTGGCAGTTCCAGATATAATCTATCGTCTTTTTTTGCACCTACTCTATATCCCTGAATAAGATTAGGTGGAACATTATCTAAAGAATTAAATCCAAAAAGATATAAATGACTTGAAATCCCAACAGATGTTGTTAATCCAACATCTATAGGAATCCAATCAATTTTTGATTCTGTAGATACAATAGACCTAGGGGTGATAATAGATGTAATATATCCATAATCATCTTTACTAAATGCTTCTTTTTTGAATCCGCTTGCAGATAAAGCAATTTGTCCAAAATTTGAGTTTGAGTTTGTAATTGACTGGTCACCACCAGATTGAGCATCAAAATGCTTGCTAAATCCAATAGCAAAAACAGATACAACCTGAATAATTGCATCATTTGAACATTTAACATGACTTGTTTCCCACCCTTTTCTATAAATTGCATCACTATCTAAGTGATATATTGTTGAATTATCAATAGAAGCAGATTCGGAAGAAAGTTTAGTTCCAAGAGATTTTGTAATTGGAATCCCAGAATAATTTCTAGAGATGGGATCATATTTTACAAACGCCCTATCATCCTTTTGTAGAGATACTCCGGTAAATTGAGCAACAACCATGGAACGAAAACCAGAAGCCTTGCTTCCATCGGCGTGCATACCATTCATACCCCATACAGAACGTAATGAAGTATTGAAAACATAAGGAGAAGCACCCTTTACAGTATCAGTTTCAATGGTAACGGTTATTGAACCACTGGGATTTGCATTTAAATCAGGTCTTACAAAAGATAAAAGATAAGTAAATGAGTTAGGTCCAGTAACACTCTGTACTGTTGTTGTGATATTATAATCTTTAACATTAGCTCCCCTAATTTTAATTGGAGTTCCTGCAGTTAAACCATGATCAGTAACAGTATTTACTGTTACAACTGGACTTGGTGTAGCAGAATCTCCAGAGAATAAAGACGATACATTAATAGGGTCCGAACCAAATGCTCCGACAATTTCCCATTCGGGACGTTCTTTAGAAAATGCTTGTGGAGATAGAGGCCATTTTTGAGCGGCAGGAATTTGTCTTCCAGATCCTTCATTAAAAGCATTAGAAATCTTCGCATAATACATATCAAGATCTGTAATGTCATATCCAAGAGGAACATTTACACCATCAGCATATTCAAAACAAGTTAGTTTATGATGAGAAAATGTTGGAATGGATTGATTTCCTGAAGACCTAGTAAAAACTTGATGATTAGTATAAACTAATTCATTTTCATCAGCATCAAAGAACGAAAAATTCCAGAAGAAACAATTTCCAGTAATTTTAAATATTGAAGAATTGGGAACAACAGAATCAGTTGGATTTGGAACATATTTTGGGCGAATTTTAGTTTTTCTAAGATCTAATCCTACAACTGAAGTTCCTCGTGGTAAAATAACACCACCATTTACGCTATTAAATTTATAGAGAATATTATCTTCTTGAGTTAAATCAAAATTAGAATCTAAAGTTAATGTAAATTCATCACTTGCAGGAAGTGTTATTGATCCATCAGGAGATACGGCTTCTGCCAGAGCAGTTCCAACTTTTTTAATTCCATAACCAGGTCTATTATCAATAATATGTTCAGCTGGATATACTAAAATTGTTGTTCTATCATTTTTATCATTGTTATTTCCAGAAACAAAAGAAAATCTTGAAGACTCAAGAAGTGCTCTTTGAATAGTTTTAAATGGTTTTGTGAGAGAATTACCTTGATTGGTAATACTATCAGTAGCATCTAGATCATTTGGATTAACATAAAGAATTCTACCTTCATAATTCTTTATAAAATTCTCTAACTTATTGAGAGGCATCGGATTATATGAACCAAAATATTTCTATGTTTTATTTAGTTCATTAAATCTTCTTCATCAAAGACATAATAATCATCATCCGGCATATCTTCAGGATTCTCTAACTCAATTGAAAAAAGGCACGGATGTGCTTGTTCATCTATAAGATAGAAAGAACTTTTATATAAATCTTCTGGTTCAAATGTACGATTCTTATCTGCTGCTCTACAAAGATCTTGATCATATAAATGACCATCAGGCATTTCATCAAACGTGAAAGGAACATGATTGATGAAATACATCTTCACGATCATACTGCCATTATTGTACCAGCAGTATGCGTGATCAATACGATAAGACATAGGGTTTTCCCATATCTTATATTTATTTTTATGTTTTTATGCTCGTTGTCGGTTCTGCCCCGACCTATGCCGATTTATGAGATCGGTGCTTTCCTAGATAGCTAAACGAGCAAGGTGGTTCTGTGGAGAATTGAACTCCATTCAGACACTTATAAGGTGTCGGCCTTAACCAATAGGCGACAGAACCATAAAAACCAGATTAATTATAGAGGATCTGGAACTCTTTGTCAAGGTGCTTCGTTATTTAGTTCTGTGTGTATTCGTATGAGTTCGTCATCTGCGGGCATCATAACTGCTGCCTGCCCGTTCTCGTTGATGATACCTAATTTCTCTCCATTCTCAACTCGTTCTATAAGTTCATCGAAACGTTCTTGAAATTCTTCCACGGTAAAAACTTCCATTTTTCAAAAAGGACTACTGTATGTAAGACAATCTTCGTTTACTTGAGTGCGTACCACCTCCAGTACATTCATAAATTGATCAACGGTATCACATTCAACTACTTTTTCACCACCTTCACTGGAATATAGGTAAAATTTACGAGCAAGAGTATCAACAACACATCGTGTGAGATATTCTTCAGTATTGGAAGGCATGTGTGGGATTTTTTTTGATTACCCCCATATGATACGCGACTTTGCCCAACTTGTCAAGAGTGTCCGAAATCTATTTTATCTGCTTCATAATTTCTTAAAACTTCAGCATCACTTAAAGCTTTTTTATAAATTCTAATAATTCCAATATTTCCAGAAAAATATTGACCTATGTGTGTTCCAGCATATCCAATTTGCATTAGACCTGGAGTAGTAATTATATCTAATCCTGATGTTGAAGATAAACTGCTGATTCCAGAATTTATATAAATTCTACTATTCACGTTTTGTTCTCGAACAGCAACAACATGATACCAAGTATTTAAAGATAAAGTTTGTCCACTATCAATACTTCCACTACCACGAGATCCAAAATTAACTGTAAGACCTGAACTTGGTTTATAAACTTGCAATCCTATTCCATGTATAGAATTAATTCCTACAATTGTAGATCCACCATCAGTTGGTGAAGTGGAAAGATTTGAATCGCTTGAAACTTTAAACCAAGACTCAATGCTATATGAAGTATCTCCATCGGGTATTCCAGAAATAGGATCGTTAATATATTCTTTATTAATTACAAAATATTGATTGATACCATTTAAACTTATTGAAGGAACGGTAAATGTGGTATCATTCCCAGAAAATCCAACATAATTTGGTTTATTAATTGGATCTGGTGAAGAAGCCTCATTGCTTAGATTTATAAAACTACTTACAATTCCAACCCCAGTTGTATTTTCAATATAATATTGAACGCCATAACTTTTTGTAGAATTTAAATGTATAATCAAATCTTCCGAAACTATATCTTCTAAATATTTTCTTATATTGTTTATTTGTTTATTTAATCGTTTTTTTGCAGATTGATTAGACTTTTTATTTCTTGTTGCTCCCCAACTAACAACTTCTTCTGAAGTTTTATCTTCTTTTAAAGAATTAACTTCTGCCAGTATACTATTTCTTTTAGATCTTAAATCAATTAATTCTTGGGCAATACTTAATATAGAACTTCCATACCCTGCACAAATATTTGCTTGAGATGATGATAATGGGGGAAATGATATATTAAATGGAAATAAATGTGCGTTAGGGTCGGTTGAAATTGTATAATAAAGACCAACCATACTACCAGAATTATTTTTAAAAGAATTTTGAAATCCTTTGGTAAAAAGTGCAGGTTCTAATAATTCTGTGTTTACTTTAAATATTTTTGAACCTGGAGATGAATCTTTTGTTAGATTTGGATAGTAACTTACAAATGCGGAATCATTATAAATTGTTGATCCAATCCCACATGCAACTCCTCCAATATTTCCAGCATCTCCTACACTATAAGTACAACCAGAAGATACTGCAGTATTAATTAAAGATACAATCAATGACTTTTTAGAATTAATTTCTTGATTTATATTATAAAAATTTTCATCAAATGGTCTAATAATTTTCTTGTACTGATTAATTGTATCATCTATCTCATCAATAAAATTTTTATGACGTGAGGATGGAGAAGAAAATGGTTTTGGATCATCTGCGTCAACAGCATCCCATTTGCCACTAGAATCTTGTGTTACGTTTCTTTTTCTAACAATGTCTGGTAATTTTGTATTAGTTTCTTTTAAACTATCTTTACCATCAATGTTAATTCTTTTAGATTGAGATTCTAGATTTTTTAATATGTTAAAGGCAGAAGCTTGATTTACATCTATTGGCATTATCTTTTATAACTCAAAAAATTTTAAGTATTTAGATTTAACTTTTTATAACTTCAAATTGATATATCTTGTTATCGGAAGCAACAATACAGAAAGTATCAAATCCATCTCCCTTTCCGTTTGAAAAACCACATATTTTTGCATTATCTCGTTCTATCCCTCCCAAAAATCCAGAATAATATCCACCATACTTATAGATAATTGCAATTCTTGCAAAATCTATTTTTAACATATGCGAAGGTAACTTTTTATAGATTTTCCAGTATTGTGGATATTCATTTTTTATGAATAAATCAATGTCTTCTTTGTCGTTCCATAAAATATATTCATATTCAAAGACTGGTGAGTTGTCAAGTCACCATAAAATGTTATTTTTGTATTAATTTGTATTGATATATTATATTATACCTGCTTACACCAAGTCTATTATCAGCTCCAACCACATATAAATCCATATTATTTGATTCTGTGTTGATAAAAACAGCTTCTGGAGTACCTTCACGCCCAGCAATAAGTCCATCATATAAAAAACTTCCATTATCATAATTAACTGGATTTGATTCATCCCATAAAAATGGACTGGTCAAATCTAAACCATAAATTTGAGCCTTTGTTAATCCACAAAGATATAATTTTGACCCACTATTGTTAAAACACATTCCTCTCATCGTAGTATCTAAATTAGATATATTTAATAAATTAAGAATTGTATAGTTTGGAGATCCCTTAGTCCCAATATTAAATGCAGTGGCTCCAGAATTTAAAGTAAATTGAGATATAGACATAACATCTGAAGTATTTGTAACTAAGGCAAATAATTTAGATCCATCATTAGAAAAAGAAACATCTCTAACACTATTACAAGATGGTAAATACCACAATGTACGATCATTGTCAGTTGTTGTATTTGTAAATGTTCTGGAACTAACAGTCCATGGAGTAGATAAAGTAAATTGTACTATCTTGCGATCATTATTATCAACTATAGTCATTAATGATCCATCAGAACTAAAAGCAACTCCTGTAGTTTGAGTTAAAGTATAAATAGCACCAGTTCTACTATACAAATAATTACTAAGTTCTGCACTTGATGTTGGAGTTATTGAAGATATAGAAGTAATGTCCCAAGGAGTGGGAAGATTATACTGATAAATGCTATTGTCACCATCGGCAAGAATATAGACTTGAGTGCCATCTGGTTTAAAGGTTAATCCAGTAATAGATTTTAAAGTGGAACTATTAATAACTTGTTTTTGACCCCAAAATTGATAAAATCTTGTTTTTCCATTGTAAATTTGTATATGGCGGTTACTTTCTGGGCGATAAACTCCCAAAGTATCAGTTCTACTTTTAACACTATTTCCAGAAAAACCTAAAAGACCGAGTTTCATATGCTTTAGTAAGGTAAAACTGAATAATCATATAATGTTCCAGTGAATGAATTGAGACCAGCACAAATCATGGTCTCTCCATCAGGAAGCATTATAATTCCTTGAGGTGATCCTGTTATTTCTCCTTTATATTGTCCAACAACCAAAAAACGATCAAAAGTCGCAGTGCTTATTTGCCAAGGTGTTCCTAAATTATATTGAAAAATTGTTCCACCATATGATTTTGATATAGCATATAGTTTTGTTCCCGTGGAATTAAATGTAATTCCAGAAAAATATCCAATCAAACTAAAAGAACTAACTAAATCCGGATTTATTGTTAAAGATGCAGTATTAAAAGTTAAATTACCTCCAGCACTTCCAATATCCCAGGCAGAGGAAATACTACCCTGATACAAAGTACTGACATTAGAACCTCCCATAAGATAGTAAAATGTTGTTCCATCAGGATGGACAAATATGTCATATATTCTGGTTGCTAGTGAATTAAATCCATATATTTTAGTTGGTGCCACACCAAATTGAGTAGGATTTACGGCATACACTGTATACCCAGTTCCTAAAAAAGTAAAAATTTGACCTACTCCATATCCTTGTATTTGATTAGAGTTCCATGCATTTTCTAAAGATATAGAATATTGAAAAATAACAGGACCTCTTACTGATTCAATACCAGTAGCAGTATATGTAATTAAATTTCCTGCCATTATTAGTTGTGTCCCATCTGGTTTAAATGAAAGTCCGATTGGTTCTGGATACCAACTTACTGTAGTATTAAAAGTTCCTGTTATCCATCTAGTTAATTGCCTAGTTGTTGGTGAAGTAATGGATGATACTTTACCATTTTCATTAAAATAATTCATGTATATGGAATTATCTGTAGTAGAATTACCATTTGTATCTTCAGTAGATCCACCACAAGAATATATCCTATCCAATTCTGGTTTAATAAAAATTCCACTTAAACTATTAGGATTGGAGAATGTAGATGGATAAGTAAAAGTGTTTCCAGTCAAATAAAAATTGTCAATATTTTCTGCATAATTTCTGATATAAGCATTATCTTCTGGACGATATATTCCAGATCTAAATCCAGTTCTCTCTGTTGAACTTTTAAAAAAATCTCCACCCATTAATCCAAGACTACTGCTTTGTGGACTCATTGGTTAGAAATCTCCTCATAAGAAATAATTAGATCAATAATATTAGCAGTTCCAGCTTGAGCTCTTATTGACCACCCTTCTTCTAGATAAAAATAAGTTTCTTTTGTTGAAAGAATTTGTGTTGCATCGGCAGGAACGTTAATAGTATATCCCAAATAAGTATCAACTGATCCGTTATTTATTGATACTGATACGGTTGAAGAATTTGAACCATTTTTATTTGCGGCAAAAATACTATTAATTTTAAAAACTTTATTACTACCAGAACTGTTTGTCAAATATGCCGTAGGTGGAGAAGATGTAGAAACATTCTGCGTTACAGAAGTTTTTCCAATAATATTGGTCGGGTTTCTAATATTAGGAGCTGTCATTCTTTTAGTTCATATTAGTTTTATTTATTTTTAATATCTTTAAAATAGCATAGCTAAAATAACCAAACTAATGTCATCAGTTCCCGCAAGACCCTGGAGTCCTTGAGTGCTTTGTAACCCTTGAGTTCCTTGAAAATCACTTATTGGTCCTTGAGTTCCTTGCCTTCCTTGAGTGCCTTGATTACCTTGTAATCCTTGAGTACCTTGAGTACCTTGATCTCCCTGAAGACCTTGATTACCTTGAGTACCTTGAGTACCTTGAGTACCTTGAAGACCTTGATTACCTTGAGTACCTTGAGTACCTTGTAATCCTTGATTACCTTGTAATCCTTGAGTACCTTGATGTCCTTGAAGACCTTGATTACCTTGAGTACCTTGAGTACCTTGTAATCCTTGAGTACCTTGATGTCCTTGAAGACCTTGAGTACCTTG